TCAGTCGGTGCCCAGGATGTCTATATCACGGGCGATCCTCAAGTCTCTTTTTTTAGACAAAACTATAAACGTCACACGAACTTTGCTATTAAACCTGAACGCCTCGATTTTGTAGGTAAATTTCTTTCAGGAAACGAAGTATCCATTCCCATCAAGTCAAAAGGTGATCTTTTGAGTTATATCTGGCTCGAAGGTACAAATATCAACAACAGTGATGCCCCAACCAGTATCTTTAATAGTAACGCAAATAACAATTTCACACAACCAACGGAATTTTCACTTTGGGTAGGTGGCCAGGAAGTTTGCAAAATAGATACAGGTTTTATTAATACCGTTCATACCCACATGTATAATGAAAATCAGGCGAAAGCATCTACATGGGCGGGTTGTGATAATGGTGGTAGTAACCAGTCATTAAATACCTACGTTATCCCATTCTTCTTCAGTGAAGATTGGACAAAATCTCTCCCACTTGTTGGACTTCAATATCACGAAGTTGAAGTAAGAATCAAGTGTAGAAACGGTGATTTTGGAAATACAACTGTTAAGGCGTATGCTTCGTATGTATTCCTTGATACAGAAGAACGAGAATTCTTTGCGAATAACGAACATGAACTTCTCATTACACAAACACAATACCAACCAATGGAACAATCTGATACAAATGTCGATCTTACGTACTTTAACCATCCAGTTAAGTCTATTCACATTGCCAAAACTGGTACAGGTGCCACTTATCTCTTTGATACAGCGTCTTTGTATATAAATGGTACTCTACTCTTCGAAAACATGTCTCATGAGTACCATCGTTACGTTGTTCCACAAAATCACTGTTCCGTTCTTGCGGAAGGTGGTGATGAATTACCAATTGCGTCGTGGCCATTCTGTCTTACCATGAATAAATCTCAACCAACAGGTTCCTTGAACTTTTCGCGTATCGATAATGCGAAAATAACTATCAAGAGTCCAAGTTCGCCAGGTGGAGTAGGAGGAAACGATGCGAATTGCCACTTTACACGTTGTTATGCAGTCAACTATAACATTCTTAGAATTAAGAATGGTATGGGTGGTATTGCATTTGGTAATTAATTATTATAAATGTAAAATATATCAAAAGATTATAGAAAAATATCATTTAGAGTTGTTAATTCTTACCAGAAGATCCAAATCCACGCTCACCCCTTTTTGTCTCTTGTAATTCATCAACCTCTTCAATAAGTGGTGTTTCACACTTTTCCAAAATTAATTGCGCGATTCTATCGCCTTGTTTAATTTCAAACGATTCACTCCCGTGATTAAACAAGATAACCTTCAATTCACCCGTATAATCCGGATCAATCACACCAGCACCCGTCTGAATGCCATGTTTCACACTTAAACCAGATCTTGGAGCAATACGCCCATATACACCTTTTGGAATAGTCGCACAAATACCCGTACTCACGATACCACGTTCACATGCATTAATAGTCATGTTTTCTATACTGTATAAATCATAACCAACCGAACCTGGGGATGCACGTGTTGGTAAAGTAGCGTCGAGTGTTATTCTTTTAATTCTGAGCGTTTCCATTTTTTTTATATTTATTATACAATCGTTTTCTTTAAAACTATTTAAAATAGTGTAACGTATAATTAAGAAATGAGTTTGAAAATTATTATGGGTAACATGTTTTCTGGAAAGACGTCAGAACTTATTAGACGTTTAAAACGATACAAAGTTATAGGTAAACGTATTCTTGTTATAAATTCTAAAAAGGATACGCGTGCATCCGAAGATGTTTTACGCACTCACGATAACGTTCGTTTTGATTGCGTAAAGACAAATAACCTTGATGAAATTGAATTTTCAGATATAGATGTTATAGCCATAGATGAAGCCCAATTTTTCACAAAACTTAAACCTTTTGTAGAAAAGGTTCTTGATTCAGGTAAAACAATTTTACTTGCAGGTCTTGATGGTGATTACAAACAAAGAAAATTTGGGGAACTTATAGATTGTATACCACTCGCCGATAAAGTGTTTAAAATATCAGCAATGTGTATGGATTGCATGGATGGTACACATGGCCCATTCACAAAAAGAATTGTTGAAAATGATAATCTCGAACTCGTTGGTGGAAATAATATGTATAAAGCTGTATGTCGAAAACATTTATAACACAAAATAATATAATATGTATAATAAATGTTTATGATAGAAGAACCTTATGGTATATCACAATTTCAGGCCTGGATAATATCACTTACACTCGGAATTGTTTTATATAGACGACACAAACGCGGAGAAAAATATATACAGTAAATATATATGGTCAAGGTTTACTTGAAAAAAAGTCCTAGATTTGATAAAAAATTTCGCGTGGTATTCGATAATGAACGTTTCGTTGATTTTGGAGCAAAGGGGTATTCAGATTATACAATACATAAAAATCCCATGCGTATGCGTTCATATATATCAAGACATGGTGGGTTTATACCATATATGATTAGACGACACAAGGATCCTAAATTTGTGCATGAATCCATGCTCGATGTAAATAGAAGCGATAGAGAAAACTGGGGTAAAACAGGTATCTATACAGCTGGTTTTTGGTCGCGTTGGCTTTTATGGAGCCACCCAGAATTAGAAGGAGCTAAAAAAATAATGTCTAAGAAGTTTGATTTATCTTTTCTTTAAGACCACGGCGTTTAAGGTTTGCTTTTAAAGCTGTCATTAAATTCGCACGAGGATTACGTGCCATGGGGCGGGGTGGAACTGGTGGTGCAGGAGGAATTGGGGGTGCTCGGGATACTGGTGGTGATTTTCTAACTGGTTGAACACGCGGTGTTTGTGAAACGCGTCTAATTCTTGGAACATTTGAATTAACCGTTCTCAATAGGGATTTACATGTTCTCAAAAGTTTTTTTGAATCACGAACCTGTATTTCTAGGGATGGAGGACGCCGTCTTTCAATTTTCATTTTAAGTTCTTTTTCGCTTAATGGTACACGTTTTCCCCTTATTTTTTTAGTTACACGAAGACCTAAACGCTTTGCTTCATTTTTAAGAGTATCGATCCTCATTTATAATAATCAATATTTTTTTTATTTGCTTATTATAAATGTCTTCTAATTGTTCACCTGGCCAATTAGCTTCTACAATTACATGTTGTTTGTTCTGTTTTTTCTTTATATACAGGCCATCTTCCAACATGCTTAAAATGTTACCAACAAAACCACCTCATTTATTAGGGGCGTGTCTTCTCGCGTGCTGCTGTATGAGTTCGCAAACACTATCTTTAGGTAGTTGTGCGTACAACCTCATTGCCGGGGAGAAGTATGAAGAAAAGGATAATTAAAAAAAGTTATCAGTTCTATATAATTTAGCCTGGAATGAACCAGTTTGTCCCATTACGGAAACAGTTTCATTTCCATATAATTCTCTACACCCAATATCGTCCATACAATCACGATTATCAATCGTGACAGGTAATGAATATATCTGATCTCCTGGTGTTGTTGTATAATAATGATATTGATCTCGTCGACCTCTGACCTCTTTACCATATAATGGTAACGTTTCTTCATCTGGACCTACAAGAACACCCATTTGCTGAACATATCCAGGTTTATACTCCTTAATAGGTGGACTTCTATATTCCTTTTCTACTGGTATTTGAATTGGTACTTCAATTGGTACATTCACTGGAACTTGTTTTTTAATAATAATTGGATTTCGTAATTGGTATACAATCACGGCAACGAGTATCACTAATGCAATAGTCAATAATTTCTTTTGCGTTTTATTTTTGATCTTCATTTATATATACTAAGATTATTTAGCAATATCACGAAGTGGTCCCAAATCAATTCTACCAAGTCGATATTGAACGAGTACCCAGAGAAAAAAGAAAATAGATTTTAAAAAATTATTTGCATCGGTATCATCCATTTTATATATTGGTCCCATAATACGCCCAAAGAATGTTTCTTCTTTTGTATTTCCAGTAACGACCATTTCCATTTGTGTTAAAGCACATGTATCATCGTTTATAGACCAATGAAAAAATATAAAGGGTACAAGAAGTGAATAAAACTCGAGATTTTCTTTATTTTTCATAAATGGTACGACAAGCATAGTTATAAATAAGAGTAAATGGATGAAGAATATTATATTCATATCTATTAGTATGAGCGTAGAAAAGAAACTGCCAAAAATATGGCATCCTCAACAGGAGAAGATACTTAAATCCTGGGGTGAGGCTGCGGCCTGTTATAGATACATGCATTACCAAGCATATTGTTCGTATAAAAATCAGAGCATGAAATTTACAATTCCACTTATCATAGTTAGTACAATAACGGGTACGGCGAACTTTGCACAGGAAACATTTCCTCCATCTGTTCAACCATTTGTACCATCCGCAATTGGTGGTCTTAATCTAATAACTGCGATAGCAACAACAATTATGCAGTTTCTTAAAATTAACGAACTTATGGAAGGTCACCGGGTTGCTTCTGTACAGTATGGTAAAGTTTCACGAACAATACGTCTCGAATTAACTTTACCTCTATCCGAAAGAACACAAGATGGTACAAATATGATTGAAAATATGCGTGCGGAATACGATCGTTTAATAGAACAGTCCCCAAATGTACCTAAATATATAATAGACTCATTTGAAAAAGAGTTTCCAGATGATAATGCATTTTTCAAGCCAGAAATCATGCATATACAGCCCATAAATCCATTTAAGGCGATAGAAGAAAATAAAGTTATAACTAAATTGAAAGATGCAGTTGGGGGTGTGGCTAAAAGAGAACTTAAAAAGGAACTTGATGAAATACGTGGAGTGAAAAATACTGTTAAAGCAGATATAGAAGGTATACAGAAACGTAAGAATGAAATATCAGATTTAAAAGGTAAAGGTCTGGTGACTTTGAAAGGTGATCTCATGAAAGAATTACGTCGACGCACTGAACTCATGGAAGTCGTTACAGAATCACCGAAAGACGATTCACAAGATACGCCACCATAATAAATAATGTAAAGTTAAAGACTGTAACACACATTAAATAAGGAAATAGTTTCCTTTTTAAAGGATCTAATACACGTTTTTGAATTGTATCATTTTCCATTATAATATCTAAAGCCTGAGTAGTAAGATCATTATCTTCATTAGACATGGATGCCTTTGTTACAGTATATAAACAAAAAAAGGTTAATGAAAAATCGCTCCATGATCGCGAAATAAAAGAATTTAAAACTCTATTAGAAAATGGTAAAAATGTATTTTTATGTGGCGCTGCTGGGGTAGGTAAAACATTTATTTTGAATAGGGTTTTAGATGAAACAAATAGCATAGAAATTTATGACGAGGTTTTACGTAAAAAAGATATTTACTTATCTACTATAAAAAATTCAAATATGTATGCGTATATAGACGATTATGAATCTGATAATACATATAAAAGTATAATAGAAACAATATGCGAAGGTGGTACTATTACAAAAAAACCTCTTATCGTTACATCTAAAAATGTACATATATTACCAAATTTTAAAATGGTTTTTATACCAAAGCGTAAACCTGAACATATACAAACTTTAAAATCTAACCATCCACGAACACGAATAGCAGCTGAAAAATGTAAAGGAAATATAGGAAATTATTTCAATTACCTTAATTTCAGTGATGATAAAGACATTTTTAGAACACCAAAAGAAGTTATACAGGATTTTTTCTGTAAACCTGGTATTGTAGAAATAGAAGAAACTGTATGTGAACATGGACATATTTGGGGAGCCGTTCATGAAAATTATCTCGATACTGAACCTGATAATCACGAAAAAATTATAAATAATTTGGTTATAGCCGATGCATATGATAGTGAACTTTATAAAGGTGAATGGGACGTGATGCCCTTTTTCGTTTTACATGCCATGAAACTCCCTAAAATATACATGAATAATTTACTTGATAATGATACAATACGCCCGGGAAGTGCATGGACGAAATACGGAAATCAAAAAATGCGCGAACAAAAAATTAATAATATACAAGCGCGTTCAAATACTAAAATGTGTCATCATGAGTTTATGATTTTACGAGAATATGCAAAAAAAGGTGACGTTTCAAAGTTCAAGGAATATAAATTAACACCACAAGATTTCGATGTTATGAATCATTTGGGGTTACATAATAAACTTAAACAAAGAGATGTTACAAAAATTAAAAAAATGATTAAAGAAGACGCATGTAAAGTATAATAATGAATACATCTTCGCCTCCATCTAATAATACCGATGAAGAAGAATATAAAGTGTCACGAGTCGTAGGAAACGAAATTTTTTATTGTGGTGACATAACAGATGTAGATATTCTTGAATTTATTGAAGATTTTAAAAAACTTGAAGTTGATCTTCTTAAAAAGAAGGCTGAACTTATAGGATATGAACCAATTATACACGTTCATATATGTAGTGAAGGTGGTGATTTGTTCGCAGGTATAAGTGCCATGAATATTATAGAAAAATCCCGAGTTAAAGTAGTCACTATTGCACAAGGTGTGTGTTGTTCAGCAGCAACGTTTCTCCTTTTGGGTGGTCATGAACGTCGTATAGGTAAGAATGCGCATATTCTCATACATCAAATAACAACCAATGGATTTTGGGGTAAATACGAAGAGCTCAAGGATGAAATGAAATCGTGTGATAAGCTCATGGATATGGTTACAAAAACATACAAGGAAAAAACAACTATACCCCAAAAACAATTTAAGAAAATTATGAAACGTGATATGTATTTAGATCCACAGGAATGTATTAAGTATAATGTCGTCGATTCGATTGACTAGATATGTCAATGTGTCGTTTATATAAACCAATAACTGATATAATTATTATAAAAATACAAATCGTATTCGCGTTTATAGGAATAACCGTGTTTTCTGGAGGCCTAAGTCGTTCCATTCTTTTATAATCTACAACTGGAAGCGTCATCTATTATTATAATGGAAACAATTTTTAAAACGGATAAAAACGGCAATCAAAGGTACACGTCTATTCGAGTAGAAAAACTCGATGACGGTACTGCAAATATTATTAAAGCAACTGGTGTTGTTGATGGTAAAGAATCTATCTCAACAACACACGTACCACGTGGTTATGAAAGTGCCCTGAAACGAGCTAAAACCATATGGAAAAATTTACAAGTTCCGGATGTTATGCCTATGTTGGCAAATAAATGGGAAGATCGTAAAAAATACATCACGGAACCATTTTACGTCCAACCAAAACTCGATGGTGTTCGTTTACTCGTATCGAATAAAGGAGGGATTTCGCGTACAGGTAAACTCGTTCCGGGAACTGAGTACCTTGGTAAAGGACTAAAGGATGGTGAATATCTTGATGGTGAATGTTATGATCCGAATAAAACATTCGAGGAAATTACAAGTTTGTTTAAAACAGACCCAAAACAACTCGAGTTTTATATATTTGATTATTTCGATGTTAACCGTCCAAAATTATCATTTGAAGAACGTAAAAAGTACGTCACTGTAGAAACAAAACTCGTTCGTAAAAAAACGTGTTTGAAACAGTTTCATGAAAATTTCGTTTCACAAGGATATGAAGGTACAATGGTTCGTGAACGTACAAGTGTATATGAAAATGGGAAACGAAGTAATTATTTATTGAAATTTAAGGATTTCATGACGGAAGAATACGAAGTCGTCGATGCAAAAACGGGGCATGGTCGTGATGCAGATGCAGTCGTATGGGTGTGTAAAACGGAAAATGGAAATACATTCTGTGTTCGACCAGAAGGTTCTATCGAACAAAGAGAGTATTTTTATGCTAATAAAGAGAATTATTTTGGTAAAATGCTTACCGTAAAGTTTCAAAACCTTACCGAACTTGGAATACCAAGGTTTCCTGTCGGAATAGTATTTAGAGATTATGAATAAATATATTATACTACATAAATGAAAAGAGTTGCTATTGATCTCGACGAAGTTCTTGTCTCGTTCGTTAAACCTATGGCTAAGTTCCGTGGGTATAAAATGCCTACCGAAAGAAAGTATCCGTACGTGTATAAAGATATGTTTAATATTACAGAACTTGAATCGCGTAACATGGTCCACGACTTTTACGAATCAGAAGAGTTCGCAAAACTTAAACCGATAAAGGGAACGTGTAAACAAATGGGACATTTACGCGATTACGCCGATAAAATGTATATCGTCACGGGTCGTCAGGATTATGCGCGCGAACAGACTGAAAAGTGGTTAAGGTACTGGTTCCCTAATACGTTCGACGATCTTATCATGACCAATAGTTATACGGA